GACCTCATAAGGTCTGCAGCCTAACAAATACCGCAAAGCGTCGACTGCGTGGTCTTCGTCTTTGGTATCAAGGTCTTCAGGGTTTGTCCTGGCGTGGCGCATCTGAGGGAGGGTTCTAATTAAATTGACGCAGTTATCAAAGATTTTTAACCTAATTACACTGTCAACAGGACTAGGTGCCATATAACGACGAACGTTCTGCCATCCACCAATACGCTGGTTTTTGGCTCTTGTAAGGATTACGCCATTACTATTGTACTGTCCAGCCACTGTTGTGCCGGTGCCCGCCGTGTTGTTAAACATTGACGGGTCGCCAACACTCATAACGTAATTTTCCGGTTTGTCTTCGGTACTAACAGATAGCCCTTTGATAGCCCGGGCTTGCTGCGCTGCAGTGAGATTTTTAGCATACGCTTCCCTATAGATGTACATAGTCCCGTCAGCTGGGTCGACCGCGCCCCACAGGCAGCAGTAAGGGTTTGCTGTTCCGAAGTCAACACCGCGATACTTTTGCCACGAATCCGGGATCGGGAATGGGGGAATAACGTGAATGTCACGTTGAAACTCCACGAAGTACTGTCCCGAAAACGTGTCCCAATCGCCCATGAGTTTTTGGCGGCGTTCCGTTTCAGGAAGCATTGATAGGTGTTTTTTGTAAGTCGGGTCAATGTACGGGTTGTCCACCACAGTAGAAGGGACGAAAGCAACAACGAGGTGATTGTTGGGGTCGTGTTCAATTTCAAGCTTTTCAAGTTCTTCTAAGTCTTCCGGTAGCTCAACTAAGCGTACAATTGGTGGATCTTCGAATCCATTGGACACATCATATACAACGGCGTACTTGCCATATTGGGTAGGCCCAACCAGCATTTGATACAAAAACGTATGTCCTCGGTCACCTGGGTTGGTGGCAAACATAACGTGGGTTCTAACACCTTTTGCGGCCATCTTTTTGCTGGTACGAAGACGACCTGAAATCATCAGCATTTGGTACGGCGTGAACTGCGTCGCTTCGTCAAAACCAATAAAGTCATACTCAGCAGACATGAACTGGCCAACATCTTCATCGCGGGCGCAGTAACCGTATTCAATAATACTTCCGTTTCCATACCACCACGCTTTAACGTTGTCGACGCTTCGCAATACTGCGTCTACTTCAACCTGTGCGTACCGTACCTGAGTACGGATAATTAGAGATCGTCGGAGTTCCGGTAGGGAGGTACGAATAAGTAGGCTTCTGTGACCTGGAAACCGGAGGCTGAGCTGGTGTACGTGGTAGGTAAGCAGCTCTGATTTACCGCCACCCGCTGCACCACCGTAAAGGAGCCAGTCGACTTTACCGAGAAGGAGGTTCGCACGTAGTTGTCGTTCATTACCTTGGAGAGACCAAGCCGTAAGGTCTTCTTCAAGAAGCTTGAGATACTCGTCCTGTTCGCGAGTAGAGAGGTTATTAAACTCTTCATCGGATAGGAGTTGGCTCATGCGTCACCAGCAACAGCCCTCAACCCACCTTCAACACGACGCTTAGCCTCAAGACGGAGTTCTTCAAGGCGGTTTTGTCTCGTTTCGGGAGTCTCATTTTGTGTACCGGAAATAGTTGTAGCCTGGTTCATCTCAAGACGGAGAATGTCATGCCACACTTTGGCGATCTTGGTAGCTTCCTCAGCAGAACCGATCTCCCATTCCCCACCCAATACACGCAATGCGTTATCGGCCATGATAGCAATAGCCATCTTTGGAATATCCTCGCGAGGAATGGAGTCATCGATCTTGTTGTAGCCAAGCTTTTTAAGCTGTTCCTGTGCTGTCAGAATTTCTTTGGTATATCCAGTACGAACATGCTTTTCCTTGTTGCGGTTCTCCTTACGGGAGACAGCAGCTTTGCGGGCATTCTCGGCCGCGTTTTCAGGAGTAAAAGCATGGGGAAGAATGTTTGCAATTCTTTGTTCCCGAATTTCGTCTGAATTTGGCATTATTCTGATTTTACCTGTTCGTAAATATTCTTCCAAATTTGCATAGATAACTCGCAAATACCTTGAATAGAAGCGTTTTCCTCAGGGGTAATGCTTCCAGCGTCGTATGCCATTTTACCTAAGTTCATGACATATGAACACCCCATAAAGATAGCAGAAGCAATATGCTCAGGCAATGGGTCAGGCCACCCAGCAGAAAGAATGCCAGCTAGCGCTTGTGCTGACACAGCACTGTCGGGTGCAGCATGGGTAGATGCGAGCAGAAGCTTTGTCTGCTTTGGTGTGTAAAATTCAGTTTCCAAATTGGATACCATCAATCTCTCCGATTTCAGGCTGGAACGGGACTCCCAGCTTGATTGCCAATGCTTCAATCTCAGGCCACAAGAAGTTGTAAGCGGCGACAACAACATCTCCGGTTGATTGCCAGCGTTCGTTGTAGACTTCCTCAAGTTCTGATTCTGAAACCAACTCGTCAGAGTAGTCCGCGAGGTCAAACCATTCGATGGCTTTGTTACCCGCTTCGACCGCATCGTGGAGGAATTGCTCCCATACGAGCTGCTTGTGGTACGTTTCGTCGTCAAGCGGTTCTGACGTATAGTCTCCCGTTGCCATGGTGATAATCCTCCATACATTCCCGCCACATCTTCTACTGACGGGAAACTTAGTGCGTATTCTAAACAGTCTTCTTTGACTGGACATTCATTACAAATTGCTCTTGCTGTAGCAAAAAAGTCTTTTCCTTGCGGTTCAGACGGAAACCAAAGGTTTGTGTCGTGTCCTTCGACCCGGCACTTAGCCTCTTCGATCCAATCAAAACGGCGCTTCATCAAATAGTTCTTGCGGAGAAGAGGAATCGCTGAACTTCGGACGAGTATCGTTCGGCAGCTCAAAGCGGATACTTGGGCCGCAATCGTCCACAAGGACTTCCATTACGGTCTTCTTCTCTCCGGCTTTAGTGGTATATTCGTCTGTCTTATAACGACCCACAACCATAATACGATTGCCTTTAGCGAACATTGAAGCAACGTTTTCAGCGGTCTTCCCCCATGCTACACAGCGGTGCCAGGTGGTTTCCTTAACACCATTTACATCGCGAGTGTCCGCAATGCTGAACTTTGCCTTAGCTTTTCCACCTGTTGTGAAAGAAAGCTCCGGATCTTGTCCTAGGTTTCCAATAATAGTGATGTGATTCATAATCCTCCTATGCGGATATCTTATCGTCTGATTCGGTGGTTTCGGGTAAATCCCAATATTCTTTGGGCCAAAAGTATGAGGGGTGGTGTCCCAGGCTGCAAGCTAGCTTATCTGCCCGATAGAACCTAATTCCTCGTTTAACCCAGTTACGCATTACGTCGCGGCTTACGCCAAGAGCCAATGCAAAATCACAGTCAGAATCGTCAATACCGCGCAATTTGTCAATAACTGGCTGAAAAGGGAGGACTTGCTGCTTTTCACTCATTTTCCTCCTCCATGAGAGACTTGGCGTTTGTTTCGGAGATCTTTTTTAAAAGTGTATTTAAAATGTCTTCGAGCTCCAAAATCCGGTTTTTTGCCTCTTCAAGCTCTTTTTGCGTCCGCCCATGTGCCTCTTGCGAGTCAATGAGGCGAGAGAGGGTGCTTTGGCTGTAGTAGCGAGATCTCTTGTAGTTCATCGTTCCCACCCCTGATTAGAGGCTCTCCACTGTGTAGGAGCGTGATCTGCCTCAATCTGACGGCGGTGATCCTGGTCTTCGTACATTCTGATGATGTGGACGCATGGGTCGTTCTCAAAGAACTCCTCACACTCCTCTTCGCTCATCGGGAGGCCATCATGGGTGTAACAGACCGGAGGACTGCAGTAGCCCCGTTCCCAGCCATACTTCATCCATTCGTCAGCTGTCATGTCCTTATCGCTCACCACACGCCCTCCGATGGGTTCTTTTCCTTTACTTCGGGTATTTCTACTTCTCCACCCCATTGGGTGATGTTTACTGTTGTCATACAGCTTCCTTTCGGTTGTAGATCACAATAGTACAAGCTAATCTTCAAGTCAACAACTTTTATGAGAATAATTTGCTCCTGAGGTTGCGCTGGGTGAGATCATCGTGTATCTTTGAGGCACAAGCTAAAGGACCACGGCCACGTAGGGAGTTGCACTCTGCTGGTGTTTACACGGGAACGTGGGTTGATGTTCCCTGCACCCAAGCAAGAATGAAGACAGATGGTCTTGCCCCTGTTGCGTAAGAGGAACAAGCAGCGTTATGAACGTCATCTCATTAAATCCGGTGTCGGCTAAAAGAACTTGGCTACGGCGACCGTCTACACAGTAGTAAACCGTGGGGGGAGCTAGAGAACTCCACCTGTGAGTTCGGCCCACACAGCGAGATAGTCAACAATTGCTCCTGAAAGAAGCTGGCACTGGTGGATTCCACCTGTTTGGTGGGTCTTTTTGAAACAAATGTTGAAGATTTTTAACTCCGGGTACAGATTTACTGCATTTTCACCCCTTTCGGGAGTAAATCAGGCCTTAGAAGGAGGAATTCACCGCTCAGGACGTGCTGCAGTCGGTCGCAACCCCAAAAAATTTTAGTCAAACGTACGGGCGCGTGTAGTTTATAAATGGCATGGGGTCCCCCCTGCGGGTGCGGGGGTGCGTTCCTCCCTTCGATGGTCGGGGTCGGTGGGCTTGGGGGTCGGGTCGGGGTCGGGTCGTCGCCGGTCGGGAGGGTCGGGGGGCTGGGTCTCGATCGTTGCCGGGGTCGTCGGTCGTGTGTGTCGGTGCGTGTCCTTCTCACCCTTGCTGGCTCTGTCTTTGCTGGGGTCGGGTTGAAGCTTTGACCCAGGTCGGGTGCTGCACAGTTCGCGTCATGCTGGCGCTGGGTCGTCGCTAAGTGCTCTCGCTGGGCGCTCATTCGTTCGGGCAACTCAATGCACCCAGGAACAGCAAGAGACCCCCACCAATTCCGGCAGGGGTCTCTCGTTTGCTAGTAGGTCGCTAGTTGGTTACTGCTGGGTGAGACACTCCGGACACAGCGAAGCGCCAAGGGTCTCGGCGTCACACTTCCAGCAACGACGAGCACAGGTAGGGCAGGACAGGTACGAGCCTCGCAGGTCTTCGGGTTCTGTCATGTCGTAACGCTCCAGGTCGTCGGGGTCTACGAGGTCATAGCACTGCTTGCAGCGTGTCCCCTCGTGTGCATCGACTCGGCGTTCAATGTCTCGCAAGTGGTCGGGGTTCAACAGCCACAGCGAGACCGCCACAGCGTCACGGCCTGCTTTGCGCTCGTCGTCTCGGTGCTGGTTCGCTTCGTCCTCGTTGTCAAATATTCCATTTGTCCATCGGTCGCCGTTGGGCTTGCTAACGAAGACAACCCAGCCACCCCACTCGGGGCTAAGTGTTGTCGGGTCTTGCTTCTCGGTCATTGGTCTGTTCCTTTCTCGTGGCGTTGTTGCCGAGTGAGAGCGTACACGAAAAAAGACCCCCGACCGTGTCACCGGCTGGGGGTCTTTCTTTGCCCTAAGGCTGGGGGTTCTTAGTCCTCGTGGCAGTCGTGGAGACCGTCTAGCCATCGGTCACAGTCGTGAGGGTTGTCGGCGTACTCGATAAGAGCCTTAGCCAGTAGGTCGAGTTCTAACCAGCCGAGACCGTTGGTCTCAGTCGTGCCCCATACGCTGCACTTACTGCCCCAGCGATCCTGTGAGTAGCCCACAAGGTCAAGGAACAATGGGAAGGGGGCGTTTTCTCTGTCGTAGTTCAACGACCAGCCCCAAAGGTAAGCGATAGCCCCAGCGTATGCCGGAGCGTTTTCGGTGTATGTCCACACAGAGACCGTCTCTGTTTCTTTCTCTTCGGTACTCATTGAGTCACCCTTTCTTTCGTGAACGCCTTGGCGCTCGTTGTCGAGGATAGCAGACTAAAAGAAGCTTGCGCAGTCATCTTGTCTAGAAGCTTGCGCCGTCTTCGTCGTCGAGGTCGTCGCCGTAGTCTTCACTATTCGCCTGGTCTTCATCGACCATGCCTTGAACGAATGACGAGAGACGACCGGCAAGGCGCTGGCGCTGTTCTTCGCTCATGCTCTCTTTTCTCATCTCGTAGTTTGCGAACATTTGGAGAATGAACGAACGACCCCACACTCTCAGCGCCATAGCGTCGATAGCGTCAGCGAGTGCGCCCGTAGCGCCTCCGTCGTCATCTACTGGTTCGGTCGGCGTGTCCTCGAAGACCATGCGAGAGGCGATATCACCGTCTCGGGTGGCGACACAGAACAAGACAACACGACGGCGCTTAGGGTGCTCACTTGGTGCGCCTTCGATCGTGCCATCTTCGCCCAGGGGTGCAGCCCAGCCCGTCGTCAGTACGCCCACAGCGTGAGGAGTGTGGCGGTCTTCAGGGTCACGACCCACACCGTTCAGGAGCATGTAAACATCGTCGCTATCGGCCGTGTTCAACCACTCAGCGCCGAACAAGTGCCAAATCTGTGCACCGCCTCCCTTCTTGGGAATTTTCACCGCCGTACCTAGTGCGCTTAGGTGTTCCACTGCTGTATTCATTTTATGCCCCTTTCAGGCTCGGCATTATTGCCACGGGTGAGCATACACGAAAAAACCCCCAGCGCAATAACTCACGCTGGGGGTCTTCGCCGGACTAACTAGCCAAGGCTGGGGTGGCTCACCACTTCTGCGCCATGCAGTCGAAGTGCGTCCTCTGTCGTTGGGTGCGCTGTGTCTTCGTCCGTTGCGAAGTCGTACCAGGCGGTGAGTTCGTTCAAGCTTGAGAACCCATAGACCCTCGACCGAACTTGAACACGGAACGGGTAGCGACCTGGGTGCGCTTCGATCGCAAGACCGACGACCTCACCCTCACCAAGTGCAGCGTCGATGGCTCGCTCGGTCGCTGTGCGCTTGTATTCGCGAACACTCTCACCGTCGGAAAAGCCCAACTCGTAGGCGAGTATTCCCGTTAGAAGAATGACCGATACGACGGTCGCCGAAATAATAAATGCGAACATGAGTGTTCCCTTTCGTTAGTGCCATTAGTGGCGACCCCGACAATAGCAAAGACCCCCGAGCAAGTGGGGGAACTCACTCGGGGGTCTCTGTTTGTTGTTGGGGGAGAAAGGGTAAAAACCCCAACGCCCACAACTCTATCGGGGAGGTTCGCCTAATCCTCACCGAATTCTAAAACGCCGGACTCGATGCCATTGGCGACAAGCTTGAGAACGAACGCCAGCATCTCTTTGCCGTTGGGCTCGTTGCTATTGCGTAGAGCGTTCTCGACTAGACCCTCAGCGTTCATGCTTCCACCGTTGCGAACCGTGTCATAGATGACAGTCAAGAACAAGAACGAAGACATAAGTGCCTCGTCCACCATTCCCGAAGGCTGGGGGTTGTCGTGCTCGCCAGTCCATTGTTCGGCGTGTTCGACTTGTGGCTTGCTCTTGCTCGGTCGGAACATGGCAACCTGGGCACCCAGCCCGAACGGCGTGATGATATTGGCGACCCGAACGGGAACCTCACCCTCATCGGCTGCTTCAAGTTCTTCGATAGCACCCTCTTCGAGCAATCTCTGTCGCATCTCTTCCTGTTCTTCTTTGGGAATGTCTTCCCACCATGAAGGCTCGCCGGTGATATTGATCGCATAACGACCCGTTCCGTGAGTCATGAGCACGATCGCTGAGACCTTGGTCGTATGGTGTCTTAGTTCAGCCTTGTGACTGTCCTTCAGTAGCACAACGCCTTCGCCAAAAGCTTCGAGGAGTGCTCGGTCGGGAGAGTCAGCAATACCGCCGAGTCGCCACCGCTTGACCCACTCTCCGTCTTTCCATGTTTCGGTTGCCAAGTAGCAAAGGCTCTTGTGCTCGTCGCTGGTTGTGATGTTCTTGTCGTACCCATAGGTCGCCATGAAATCGTTCAGCATTGTCATCGGTCGTAGTTCATCTTGTAGGGACATTATTTGCTCTTTTCTTGTTCTTTGTCGTAAAGGTTCAAAGTGTTCTTTATTTGTCGAACATATTTGTTCTGTGGCGTTCGGACTCCACGCTTCATGTCGGCGAGTATCTGTAAAGCTTCTTCTGCATTTTCCGCACCGATAATTTTGTGCTTACGCTGGAATAAAGCAGCCTCTAGTAGAAGACTGTCAGCCCAGGTGTCGTACTTGCCAGTCACTTGACCGTCCGATACCCACAGAATGAAATCCTTGGTGTTCTTGCGACGACGCACAGCCCATTGAAGGACGGGGCCATCTATGCAGTTTCCGCAGTGAAGTGAAAGGTCTCCAAAGTCTTCTTCGGAAATCATTCGCCCGTTGTCGGCAACCACCCACACATTCGGCTGACTATCGCCTCGTGTTGAGTAGAGCACGACGGTCGCTCCAGCGAATTGTTTCACAACATCTTTGACAGTCTCGTGAGATATGCCCATAGAGCCGGAACAGTCGAAGACAACAATCCCACCATTAGAGCGAACGGTCTCGCGAAAAATGCGACGCTCGGGGTCGGTGAGTAAGCGATCGGGTCGTGTTGGGTACTTACCAACCATCGCCGGACGCTTGCGACGACCCAAGAAGAACGCCGTTGTCTCGGTCAAGCTTGTCATGCCAAATCGCAGGTTATCCCACTCTCCATCTACGGGTTTATGACGACGGCTCCCCATTCCTTCGGGTGCTGGCTTCATTGGTGGGTTCTCTGTCCACTCGTCAATTTTGTGTGCGAGTGGCATGGCATGATTCATGAACCCATCGGGAAGTGTTTCCAGGTGTGGAGTTTTCTTGTCGTACCAGCGATAAGCGGTCGCAGAAGTATCTCGAAGGCGGTGCTTAGAAATAGCGTGCCTATCTCCAACCTTGGAGTCGTAACGATAGCCATTAGCACCGAGCCACTTGCCGATTATGTCAAGGGGTTCTCTCCACTCAGGGTTACGGCGAAGTCGTCGCTTGACGGTCTTATGAATGTCCGTATTGAAGGTTGTGAGGAAAAGGTTCAGAGCGTCGTTCCAACTGTTACGAGTAACAGCGTTATCGGCCAGTCCTTGCTCGGAACCATCAGCCAGGTCTTTCGTGTCACCGATTACCTTGTCGCCAATCATGCGACCCAGCAAGTTCACTCGTACTTCTTCTGCAAGCTTCACCCCTTCGGTCGTCACACCTAGTTGGCGCATGAGTTCGTGAGGGACTTTGGTCGGGCTAATTCGAGCATGAATAAGTTCGTGCAGGCGTACTGCTGCATCAGCCGGTGTGTCGCCAGTCGGGACTGCCATCTCATTCGACGAGAAATCCGTGTACGAAGCGCCACGGACAAGAGGGGCGGAGCGTATGCCCCACCCCTCCCTCAATGTCCCGTCTACAAGAACATCAGCACGACCGCCTACTACCCACTCGGGGGAAATAATGCGCTCGGTCATTTAGTAACCACTTCCTGAGGCGACTGTCTTAGTGTTGTCTTCGGCATGAACGATATGGGGGTTGTCAGGTTGTTCAGCACCGATAGAACGAGCAACTTTGATGGCGTGATGAATCGAGTTCGCCTCTTCACCGAAGACGAGACGCACAGCCGATTCTGTTCCGATCTTCTGCTCAAGCTTGTCGAAGGCGAAGAACGAACGAAGAGAGAAGCGGTCTTTAGGTCGGTTGGCGTAGGTCGTAGCGACACTTTGCAAGTGAGCCGGGAGACGCTTCACAGCGTCAGGGTTCACTTCGCTGATGTTGATACGGACAGGGAATCTGTCCACCAAGTTCGCAGGGAGGTCGCTAAGGCGCTCGGCGTTGGTCGTTGCGATAATTTCGAAACCGTCGGCTGGTGTCATGCGCTCGCCCGTCTCGGGGTGTTCGCGAACAGCAGAACCGTCGCTATCGCAAATCAGCAACAACGCCGTGAGCACATCGCCGGAGGCTTGGTCGAGTTCGTCGAGGATAAGACGGTCGCCACCTTGCCATGCACGAAGCGCAGACCCAGCAACGAATTTCCACTCGTCTTTACTGGGCTTCCACAGTCCATCGACATCGGCGGTCGTCATATCAGGCGAGCAAAGAACTCGGTACGAGTTGCGCTCCCGACCCTCGTGTTCGAGGTATTTGTTCAAGGCAAAATGCGTCTTGCCAGTTCCAGGTGCTCCGTAAAGCAGCACTCGGTCTGTTCCTGCACTAAGTG